GTTGATGACATTTTGAAGGATGGCTGACCTGGCGGCTAGCCCTTGGGCCGGAAGTGCAACGGAATTTTAATTTTGGTGTGCCGCTTCGAGCCGTATGTTTACCTACACCCCAGACCATCTTAGCGGTCTCAGTATAAAATTCTTCGTCGCTTTCAAAGATAAATTCCGATGCTTTCATTAGCCGATGATCCAGGTATAACCGTGACCGCCAGGAACAGCGGTTTCCAATTCTTTGGTCAATCGTTCGATATCTGCCTGGCCCTCAGATTTCATCGCAGCACCGTTTAGGGCTGTGCCACCCTGGGGGCCTGCGATGCTGGCGAACTTTTCGCGAGCCTGTCCTAGCATTATCTTGCAGTTAGCCAGGCTGTAATCTTTGATCCATTGATTGGCATATGTATCTTCGATTATAGCGAAATCTGGACGTTTGTTATAGACCCACAACATCACTTCTTCTTCCCCTCTAGGACGTTGGAATATGGTCAATTTTCTTGTCTGGGGATTGAAAGTGAAATTGATAAATGATCCAAACATCTTGCCTACTAGTTCTTGATATCCTGCGAACAATTCGTAAGTGGCCAAACCGCCCATATTTGTAGAACTCAGCAGATAGGTATTGGTATAGGCCAGATTGAAAGGTTCAAACACTGTGCCGCCTGTGCCGTTGCCTGTGCGTGATCCTATGCTACGCCTATAGATCTGTCTTACCTGTTGTATTTCTCTAGGTAATATATAATCATTTTGATCTTGTTTTAGAGTTAAAAAAGCATAACTCTCTTCGACAGCATTATCGGATCGTTGGCGAAAAATGCCTAGACTGCGATCTAGTGCAGTTTCATAGTGTTCGGGATCTAGTTCTACATCTATCATACCATCGCCTAGCATGGTTTTGCAGTAGTCATAGACGGATTGACGGGCTTGGTCGATTTGGCTCATGATAGTATTTATGCGGTAAATATACAACTATGCCAAGACTCAGTCTCTATAGGCCCGAAAAGGGCAATGATTTTAAGTTCATCGATAAAACCGCCTGGGAGATGTTCCAGATAGGAGGAACCGATGTGCTCATACACAAGTATCTGGGTCCTGGTGCTTCTGTGCAAGGTGATACACCTAGCACTCCCGCATACGATTCCACGGATCCGACACAGATACAAGATTTGCTATTTCTAGAAAACAGAGATAGAAAATATGATCCGGATGTATATGTCATGCGAGGTGTTTATAATCTACAGGATACAGATTTCAATCTTAGCCAGTTCGGATTGTTTCTACAGAATGACACTATTTTTATAACTTTCCATATTCGAGATACAGTAGAAAAACTAGGAAGGAAACTTATCAGCGGAGATGTCATAGAATTACCGCATCTCAAAGATGAATACGCCCTCAACGACCTATCATTCGCCCTTAAAAGATTCTATGTCATAGAAGAGGTCACTCGTGCAGCAGAAGGATTTTCAGTGACTTGGTACCCGCACCTGTATCGTGCCAAATGCAAACCGTTGGTAGACAGCCAAGAGTACAAAGAGATATTAGATAGCATCGCAGGTGAAGGATCAGATATGACCTTGCGAGATCTGATGAGCACCTATGAAAAAGAAATGCAGATCACGCAAGCGGTCCTTGAGCAGGCCGAATTAGATTCTCCTAAGAGTGGATTTGACACCACGCAACATTATATGTTGCAGAAAGACGAGACTGGAAAAGTAGAGATAGTAACCGCAGACAATACACAATTGCTGGCCTCTATGCAGACACAGGCCACAGATGCCAATGGCGATCCTTTAGTGGACGAGAACGGTGATCCTGTTTATGTGGGACCTACATCATCTACGATTTTCCAGAGTCCGGAATACAACGGTCCGATGATCGGGGACGGCGACGGAGTCCCTCCCAACGGTGCACCATTTACTGCCGGAATCGCTTTTCCTTTACAGCCTGGTATCGGTCAATTCCATCTTCGAACAGATTACAGTCCCAAACGATTGTTTAGATTTAGTGGAACGAGATGGGTCAAAGTCGAAGACATTACTAGAATGACATTGAATAATCTTGGTAATGAGGATGTTGTCGCAGGCGGATCGCCCAATGACATGTTCTTAGGCAAAGACGTAAAACTGACCCATAAGACCACGTTTATAAACAACAACAAGCAGGCCACTGTTAACGGTAAAACAGTGAAAGAAAAACAGAGCCTCACTAAGGCTCTAAGACCAAAGGCGGATGAATAATGGATTGGTTTTATGACGGACAGATAAGAAGATATGTCACACAATTCATGCGCATCTTTATCGGTTTTAAATATAAAACCGGTGACGACACGCTACGACATATTCCAGTGACCTACGGAGATCTAACCAGGCAAGTGGCTGCTATCATCATGGAAAATTCTGAAAATAAAATGATGACTGTGCCTAAAATCGCCTGTTATATTTCCGGTCTAGAACTGGATACGGGACGATTAGCAGACGCTAGTTTTGTCAGTAAAATGCAGATCCGTGAAAGAGCATTTGAAGATTTCTATCCCGACGATCATCCAGATGTGAGATTACGGGGTACACCTATATATGAAAATTACCAAGGCGGAGGGTATACCGTAGAAAGATTGATGCCCACTCCTTTTAAACTATCGATGAAGGCTGAACTATGGACCAGCAACACTGACCAAAAATTACAGATACTAGAACAGATCCTGATGTTGTTCAATCCGAGCCTAGAAATACAGACCACTGATAACTATATCGATTGGACCAGCATCAGCGTGGTAGATTTAAAAACCATAAATTTCAGTTCGAGAACGATTCCGCAAGGTGCGGACACCAATATAGACATAGCCACTATGGAGTTCACGATTCCTATCTATATCACTCCGCCTGCCAAAGTCAAGAAGATGGGAGTCATACGCAATCTAGTAATGAACGTGTTCACCGATTCAGGAGACGTCAAAGATCTCGAAGAATTAATATACAATCAAGAAGATGGAGACGCACAGATGCATACCACTCCCGGACAGTTCGGAGTTTTATTCCTTAAAAGCAATAACGGCCAAGATAGAGATTACGATCTTTCTGTGATCAGCCCAGGAGAGGTAATTACTTCGATAGGGCTGTCACCGCCTATCAAGCAAGGAGAAAGAGTAGATTGGGAGAAGATACTCAATGTATATGGTGGTTACAATCCTGGCATCAGCAAAATCTATTTCCTACAGCCTAGCGGTAATGAGATAGGAGGAACATTCGTAGTCAATGAAATCGATCCTACTTATCTACTGGTAACTGTAGATGTCGATTCAAGACCCAGCAACACTATAATTTCTGGGCCAACTAGATCCAACAATCAATGGACCACAGTAGATGCTATCATAGATCCTTATAAGTATAATCCTAAACGACCCAATGGAGAGATGACAGATCAACCAGTGACAGCCGGTGTGCGTTTTTTGATGCTGGATGATGTCAATAACAGCGCCAGCACCGGATTAATCAATCAACAAAACTGGGATTCCAGCCATCCATCGGATTCTAGTCAGGGACAGGTCTACGACGGACCCGACGGTTGGAAAAATTCGGACGGTAATGATCCTGTGATCAAGGCTAATTCTATCATAGAATGGACTGGCACCTCTTGGACGACTGTCTGGAATCCCGATGATCATCTATTGGAAGATGCGGGAGTATCTGGAGAAGATTTCGTTCCTACTTATTTCCAAAATCTGCGTACCGGTGTGCAATATCGATGGGACGGGGAACAATGGTTAAAGTCGTTTGAGGGAGAATATTCTGCCGGTTATTGGAGATTAGATCTAGATCCGCAATAAGTATAGGTATGCAACAGCGTGCCGGATTACTTTTCCTTTCTAAAAAAACCAATAGGATATTTCTAATCTTACAAGACGAACGATGGACCGTGCCTACTTTCGCACGTAATTCTACGGTTTTAGATGATTCTCAACAACTGTTGAACGATTATTCTACAGGTAGGATAATACCGATCGAATTATATCTCAGTGAGGATCGAGGTTTTGAATATAGCACTTACATTTGTCTAGTAGATCAAGAATTTTTCGGATCTGACAATGAAACCATATGCTGGGCTAATATCAACGATCTGCCAAAAAATCTGCACGTTGGATTGAAAACCACATTAAATAATTCGCTGATACGAGCGAAAATCGAAACTATAATGGTGCTTGAAAATGATTCCAAAACTAACCACTAACCCCCGATTCGTAGAAGACTGTCAACGATACCAGACCAGGATCGACGCTATCGGCGATCAGGGAAACAGGTCTGCATTAGAAAAATTATTAAGGCAATTGATCGAGCAGGTCAGTTATATAGATCGCAGCCATGATCAGATCATATTAACTGGTCGCATGGGAGATGACATCGCTGACATCCGATCTAATATCGTATCTATCAAAAAAACACTAGATACGAAATTAGATCAGATCGAACGCAACAAGTTTGCGGTTAAGCCTGCGCCTCTCCCCAACGCAGAATAATCGCGCCAGGCGTAGCAGTTCCCGTAACCTTAAACACATTGATGGCCAGCACGTCTGGGCCATTCGGGAATGCGCCCCTGCCTCCTAATGCTGTGGTGGTTAATTCTTTCAATTCTACAAGACTTAAATTTGAGATATTTCCTGGATTGGTTACGAATGAAAATACCTGTTCTCCTGGAAGAGCAAACTGCGGATCGCCAAATTGGAATGTTACTGTGCCTGCGGCACTTACCGAAGAAGTTAATGACTGAGTAAATGTAGCACGTATCACCGTCGTAGCACCTAATCTCCTGTTGGTCACTGCAGAAACCGCGGTATTAGCAGGAAACTGTGTGAATGCTGTGGACACTCGTGTGCCCTGAGAGGCTCCGCTGTTATTCCATGTTGCCTGGGTGAAGAACAAAAAGTTACCAGCGTAAGATGCTGCAGTTCCCGATGCTGTTACTGTGGTTGTGGTTTGTACGTTGGCTGACTGAGTAGCATTTGCTCCCGAACTCATGACAATCCTGGTAAAGTTAGTTCCGCTAACCCTGGCAAAATTTGTAGTAATACTCTGTATGGTTTGGCTTGATACTAGGAATGATGCCACACTTAATCTATCACCTATAGCAATGAATGAAGATGCTGCTTCTGCATCAGTGATTAAGAAATCAGTTCTACCGTTCACGTATGCGCTGGCATAACCAGTTGAAATACTGTTAGTACAAGTCACTGACTGATTGACAAAAGCAGCACTGTTACCGTTAGCGTTGGCGCTCATCACGATTCTGGTAAATGAGCTTGATAGATAGCCTCGCGTTATGCTGGAAATAGTCTGTCCACCAGTGACAAATGATGCTAGACTTAAACCATCACCCACACGCAACGGTGTAGCACCTGCTGTAATTGTATCAAAGGCAGTGTTGGTTATAAAGAAATCATTTTGTGTATTAACAAATGCCTGTGTTCTAAATGTGTTATTGGCTATGGCTGTCAAGGTCTGAGTAACCGTACTAAAACCACGTGCTGTGATATTTGTAGTCAACGCACCTTGGATAGTTGCTGTGGTTGTAGTCAACGGCACACCACCCCAGTTGATAGAACCACCCAGTGCGATCTGTGCAAAACTAGGTTGTCCACCTGCAGCAGCACCGCTTAAGCCTGCCCACGTAATATTAGTTGGATTAGCAGGGTAGTTTCTCGGATTCAAAATTCCTTCAACAACAATGGCGCCTGTGCCTGTGTCAGTGGTGATAGAAATTTCATTCAACAATAACTGCGCTCTGTTCAGTAGATCACGTTCGCCCAAATCACCAACTATAGCATTGGAAACTGAAGGAGCCAATCGTATCATGAATGCTGTCTGTTTAGCAGTTGTGATACTTAAACCTGTGGCAGCATAGTTAAAAATGTAGCCTCGATCTGAGTCGAACAAGCCGTCAGTCAATAAAGCAGAACCCCAGTGGCTGATAGTTGGACTGGTTGTACAACTGACCAATGTCACTCCCGCACCTTCTGAGTGTGCTGCTGCTAGACCACCGGAGAAAGTTCTGTTTTGACCAGCGGTAAATGCGAGGAATGTTGCTGCTCTGGTTAAACTGGTCAATGTGTTACCGGATTTGCCAGAATAAGAAATTAATTCGTTATCTATATACAATGTTCCAGAAGTTGGGAATCTCCTAGCATCAGTTAAACGTAAACTAGTTGCTGAACTGTCTATACCTTCTGCAAGTTTACTGACTGCGGATCTATTTTCAACTTCATAGCGCACAGGTAAATTAGCAGTGCGCATATATGCTTCTGTGTTTACGTTAGAATTTCTTACTTTGTGTAAGAATACAAACTTTCCATCGGCGCCACGTAGCATCCACTCAATGAATCCAGCAGCGTACCAAGAATATTGCATACCTAACATCTGCATACGCCATGGCAACATATAATATCCGCTAGGACCTGTTCCGTCTAATTTGTCCATATTCCAGTCACTTTGAGGAATATAAAGATCTTCCGTCACACAGATCTTAGCACCAGTAATAGAAGTTGCACCTCTCCAGTCTGGGGTAACTGTCATTGTTGTGTTATTGGTTATGGTAGTTACCAAATGACTCATACCCCTGATAACTATTTTGTCGCCAACTTTTAATTGTTCTGTGAATCTTGTGCTCGCACCAAATACGCTGTTACTATCTGTGGCAATACTAATCGTGCCGGTTAACTGGTTGGTGCTGGATCTTCGGACTACAGCCATTTCTTGTCCGTCATACTGATAGAAAATACCGTTTTGTTCATCGAATGCGCCAATACGCACCGTGGCACCGTGCCAGCGTTTTAGTAATATCTTACAATCGGGACCTAGTTGTGCTGTTGTTGTAGTTAAAGTTACATTTGATCTTACACGGAATCTACGTGCATCAATGATATTTTCAACAGTATAATCACCATTATATTCGAATGACAACATTCCGATGATTTCAATCTCGGCGCCTGGTTGTAGACCGTGATCTGTGTCGTCTAGTGTAACTGTGATCAGGCTGTTAATCACAGTTGCTACAGCAGTGGCGCTGGCGATATTATAACTAGGCGCAAACAGCCCGCCTGTGGTATACATCATACCTTTACCAGATTGGTAACGGATATATTTTTTACTCTGCCGTATGGCCTGTGCGCCGTGGCTGGGATTGCCTGTGCCTAACTGTACACCACCGTCAAACGGTCTGTGCGTAAAGAATGCGTCTGGTCTTGCATAAATTACCCCGGTCATGGCCGCAGCGGATGTATTAATCGTTCCTGTAGTCCTGGAAGGAAATCTTATAGTAGTGGCTGACGGCACAGCAGTTACCACGTGTGGACCAGTACCTAATTGATGGTTGGCAGATGTTAAGTCAATACTTTGGGCTGCGTTGGTGTTACCTACCGCGGCAAATCTTCCAAAGCCTGTATAGGTAGTATAAGCCACTTCTGCCCAATTTGATGTGCTAGCCAAGGTCCTCGCAGTAAACGAACCCGTTTCACCGGTGAAAGAAGTCAGTGCAGATGTGCTGCCAGACGCTACAACTAGAAACACGTCATCACCGAATGTCACAGCACTCCAAGAGGCACTGCTGGGCAGTGTTGCTGCTGTCCAGACAGTGCCGTTGGTTGAAAATGCTGCGTTAGTTCCTCCAGAGGCAACTGCGAAGAAGCGATTGTTGCCAAAGGTTAGGCTTGACCAAGTGGTAGATGCTGGTAATGCTCCGGTGGCTATCCAGGATGCTCCGCCGTCTGCAGAATAATTTGCCAATGTACCGCCAGATGCTATGGCTACAAAGTACACGCTGGTACCGACTAATCCCGCTGCAACATCCGTCCATGTGGTTGAAGAACTTAATGCTCCGCCTGCCGTCCATGTTTGTCCACCGTCTGTGGAAAATGCTGTGGCAGTACCGCCCGAGGCTATAGCCACGAATCTACCGTCTCCAAAAGTAACTGACACCCAGTTAGCTGAGGATGGTAGTGTTGCTGCTGTCCAGGTCTGTCCTCCATTAGCCGACCATGCTGCGGCATTGGATGTTGTCGTTGCTACTGCTACGAAATAATTTGTAGATCCGACAGTTCCTGCTGCCACAGATCTCCAGGCAGCACCTGAAGGCATATTTCCACCTGCCGACCAAGTTTGACCATCAGTCGATCTAGCAGAGGTAACTGAACTTGATAATACTGCTGTATAAACACCTCCCAGGCCTGCTATCCCTGTCCATGTGCCCGATGCCGGCAAGGTTCTGGCCTGCGCGGCAAATTCTGGGGCAGGTTGAGAAGTGACCTGTGTCAATATTGTAGTGCCAGGCACGAGTCCATGCGCTGAAGTAAAATCAACCTGTACTGTAGCAATAGCACCGGTGTTAAGCACTGTGCCATCTAAAATTGTTCCGGTTACTGCTTCACTGATGCTTAGGGTAGAATAAATCGCTATAGGATCACCTGCATATGGTGTTCCTTCTGCGGTTATGGTGGTGATTACACCAGCACTTATTCCTGTGACCCTTACAATACAATCATTCGAAGGACTGGCACCATCCAATGCTGTGCCTAAAATTCTAATACGATTACCAACTTGATACCCACTACCACCGTCGCCTGCTAATGCTATAGTTGCTGTATATGTTCCGTTTTCTCTTTCAATATCAAATTCTGCATCAGAACCTAATGCGGGAATATTTGCTGCTCCCTCTGATGGATAAGTAGCATCACCAGTATCTCCTATCGGTGATCCAACGATTTCAAAATCTACTACATTTTGATTGGGGAATCCTACTCCGTTAATTTGTATGACAATATTATTGTCTGGGTTGGATCCTCCTAGGTCTGTACCTGAGAAAGTTACCGTATCACCGGGATTATATAATGTTCCACCTGCAGCCAAGGTTACTTCATATGCTCCCGTGCCGCCGGTTCTTACCACGTCAATTAAAAATCCGCTGCCGCCACCCGTGGTTGAGCTCTGGGCCACATTGGTATAAGTAGCGCCTCCGGAAATCGCTGTGCCGGTAAAGTTGAATGTATCGATAGCACCGCCCGAATCAACTCCTGTAACAACAATTATTATATCATTGGCTGGCGTTGCACCGCCGACATCAGTGCCCAATATTAATAGATTGTCGCCTTCGGCATAATTAATACCGTTTGACGAACTATCCCCAGCGTCTGTTACTGTATAAATGCCTGCGCTGCGAAATATGTCAAAGGTCGCACCGGTACCAATAGGTGCGATATTTGTGCCTGTGACCGTAAGATTAGTTGCATTGGCGCCGATATACGTTGCCCCAATCGCTGTTGATAGTGTAAGTTGATTACCGGCAATAGAATTGATAAAGGCAGCAGATCCAGCAGCATCTATGGCCATCTGTTGTTGCACACCGGTTAAATCGACCAATGTAATTGTTGTATCTGAAGGTGATGTTACACTATCTCTTATGTTTGCATTGACTGTGCCAGATCCGACCACACCTGCTACTGATGTACCACCGGGGATATTAGGAGATCCTGAAATAGGAGAACCTACTGTAGGCGCTGTCCCATCAAATGCAATAGAAAAACTGCCGGTTAGTGTATCAAACTTTGATGTTACTGTGCTGCTTGATCCATTACTAAAAACAGAAAATGTTGGCTGTCCGATCGAAGCGCCGGTAAAAAACCCTGCTTGCCTGATCTGTGTAAAAGTAGTTAGAAGGCTGTCACCGCTATTTGTGCCTACCTTGGCGCTTGAAAAATAGGTAAAACTAACTGAACTAGGAATGCTGTAAATTAAAAAAGAACCTTCTGCTCGAGCAAATCCCGAAATAGCGGCATTCAATCCTTTTACAGTTATGGGTTGAGCGACTGAAAATCCATGAACACCGCTGGTAGTTACAGTAATCAATGAAGAACCAAACCCACCGGTATTCACTGATGCATCAGTGATGACATTACTAATTCCTAAGTCTGTTCCTGGAATTTCATAAACAGACGGGTACATACGTATCGTACCCAATGCCTGCCACTTAGTAGGCTGTAGTCCATATTCAAAGTCAGCGTCAAGCATGGCCTGCGGTGCAGCCACACGCATACGCTCAATAGCATCTGTGCCAAATTCCCAAGGACGAATCGTCTGTGCTGCTTCTTCTACAAATATCTGTAATTCAGTAGCAGAAGAAAGATTGCTGGTATCTGTGCTAAGATTCAAAGTAGTTATGCTATCGTTAGCCTGATACCAAGATGGAAAGTCAACGTCACTGAGCAGTTGCCCATCGCTGCTGCTACGACCTTGTTTATATGTTACTGTGATTGAGTTATTAGCATCAGCAAAATTATAAAGTATTTCGCCGCTATTGGTGTTTGTAATCAATAAAATAGAACTTACATCTATCTGACCAATTAATCTAATAGAAGATACCCCAGTAACTTTTACAGGCATCGCCGGGATACCATTGGTGATCACATCTGTGAATATATTCCATAATGTGGTATTTCTTGAACTTGCTCCAGATTCTGCGTTTTGTCCTAGGATAAAAGCCTGCGGTACGGTGTTACCATATCCTGGACTCACTGCTGTATTAGTAAAAATAAAACTGTTGATGATAGTTCTGAGATATGTCTGGGCGGTTGTTTCTGGAGTGACATCGCCTCGGATTTGTGGTTCGCCATCGATCCAGAAGTAGTCTGCTACCTGGCGGGATTGAACGTTACCACCGTATCTAAGATCGTGTAAGATCGCATCAATAAAAAATCCTACATCGCGAGTACATTTTTGACTGGCATAGGCGTAGCCTATATAAGGGGCTACATTATTTGCGATTTGATCGTTGATGAATGCTACTACTTGATTCTGTAAAAAAGTTTTGTTAGCGGCTAGTAATGCTACGGCCTTGGGGTATAGGTTATCATCTTTGCTGATACCTGGTTCAAATACATAATATTTTAACTGTTTCTTTGCCATTTATTCTTTTCCTTATGCCCCGAAGGCGATAGCGAATGCTGAAATTCTTGCGTCTACATAATCTTTTCTTGTGGCATGCGTACTCAATGATGGTGTATTGCCCAATGTTAAATCACCATCAACGCTCAGATCGTCAGTGATTGATGCATTTCCCTGCACAGACAATTCACCAGAACTATCCCCTGGGCCAACATTCAATGATGTAAAGTTTCCTGCTGCGGGATTTTGAAGACCGATTTCTATATTGTCCATACGACCGACCGCAGCAAAACTTTCTATTTCTACGTGGCCATTGACCACACTGAAATACGGTGATGATCCCTGAGCGATTCTAAGATCTCCGTCAATGTTGAGAAATTCAAGTGTTCCTAATCTTGTGAGCGAACTACCTATGATCTGGCTGCCTAACGCTACCAATGATGATTCATCGAAATCCGCTTCTATTAATTGTATATTTTTTACATATATCTGATCGGCACGCAGTATGCTTTCTTGGCCTTGGCCACCTACTTCTAATGCTCTGACCTGCACATTACCTAATTCGTCGACAGTAAATCCCGGACTACGAAAGCCGCTTTTAGACTCGAAAGGTATGTAATTTATTGACATTTAGATCTCCGCTATCACACCAACAACGACTACTACAAAGACTACGATAGTATTTAGTCTAGGTATCTGTTAATACTGTACTAGATTGTTTACGGTATAATAATAGTTCGCGCTGAATATCACCTTCGCTCCGGCCAATAACGTAGAATTATCATAGGTGCTGTCAGTAGGACTAGTAGCGCCTCTTATCGTGACCGTGCATTTTGATGCTGTTACTACTACATTTAGATCGATTAGATTTTCATTGAGATTGGTTCTGCCATATACCGTGACTGCAGCAGACTCAGGACCCGCTACCACTAGTGCCTTGATCATTTCTTTTCTGGTATTGCCCGCATCTATGACTATGGTATATTCCGCAGACATAAAGTCTCCTACATAAAATTCGTCCAATACAGCATTTTCAGTGAACAGAATCCACGGGCCTTTATAGGAGAAATTTACTCCATTCTGCAATCGAAGAGTATTTTTTATACCCTGTAAGAAAAAGTTAGCGAAATTTAACATAAGAGATCCGATCTATAGTGTATTTACCATAGAGCGGATCTTGTTTAGTTTGGTATTTTTACTAATTTACCGTACTCTGGAAGATAGAGATATTCGATATCGGATTTTTCCAGCGTCCACAGCGCATCATCGAGAGTTTCCACTAAAGGCTCGCCACCGAGATTGAAACTGGTATTAAACACTATAGGAATTCCAGTTTCATCTTTGAAAGCCTTGATTAGATCGTGGTAGTGTGGATTCTGCTCTCTGTTAACTGTCTGTATGCGGCAGGTACCATCTTCATGTATGATCGAAGGAATCTTTTCGGCGATGCCCGGTTGGCAATTGACAGCATACATCATGAACGGTGAGTTTTTCATCCCTCTGAGGTCGAACCATTCGTGTACATCTTCTTCTAAGACAGATCCTGCGAACGGACGGAAGTACTCTCTACGTTTGACCATATTGACATAATCTTTGCCGTCGGGGAATGTGGGATCAAACAGCACAGATCTATTACCCAATGCTCTAGGACCGTTTTCTGATCGACCTTGGAATATGGTCACGATATTCTTTTCACGTAGCAGTTTAACGATGTCTTTGTGTGCAGCATCGACAACTGTAGCGTCTTTGATCGCAGCAACCTTGCTTTCGATTTCTTCGTTGGTGTAACAATATGAAGGTCCGAGATACAGCGTGTCGTGTACACGGATAGTTTCATCATTTTGCATTCCGTACCAAAACATCAGAGCAGCGCCAATCGCGGTGCCTGCATCGTTCGAAATAGGTTCGACATAAAAATTGATGCCTTCTTTTTCGAGTTCTGCGAGATAATAATAATTGGCCACGCAATTGAGTCCATATCCCCCGCTGAGCACGACATTTTTACGCCCTGTCCGTTTGACCGCGTCTTTGATCAATTTAAGTACCTGCTCCTGGGTCTGTGTCTGCACCGCGTAGGCCATGTCTCTCCGGCTCTGTAGATAAGTGACATCATCGCCGGGGGCCTGAGGCATTTCATCTAGCCCGTCGAACAGATATCCGTTAACCATGGCACTCATTGGATACTTAGGAACAAATAAATTCCTGTTTGTTAAAGGAATCTTAGATGTCTCATCAAACAATGGTGGGATTTTATCGTTAGGTCTGCCGTAGGGAAACAGTCCCATGGTTTTTCCGGCCTCGATCGCTGAAAATCCGCAGTATTCTGTCACTGCTTCATAGGCCTTGACTATACCTGCATGGTCAGTGACCCATGCTTCGTGCGTATCACCGTCTTCTCCTAGATTGTTGCTAGGAAAATTAGACAGATACGCTCCAGCGATAGGCTCTTTGGTGCCGTAGTGTTTGTATAATGTTTTGAACTCTGCAGGATAATCACAGTTCACAATCGACTCAACTTCCCATACCCAGATCGGCATTTCGTTGTAAGACATCTGATAAAACGTTCCTGCTCCGTCAACCACTACGCTGACCGCATCTTTGAATCCGCTGCGATAAAAAGCGCAGGCAGAATGTAATTTATGATGCATGAAACTTAGATCGATCACTTGCGGATGGCGATGCAGATCCTTGACCTTGCGATCTATGAGATTCAACTTTCTCGCTAGACCAGTATATACATCGTCACCTGTATAGTCTATCTTACCAGCCGTTTCATAGAGATTCTGTGTATGCGCGATTATCAAATAATCTAGTTTATCTGTGTATTCTAAAATTTTAACCATCGAGGCCAATGGACCGCCATCATATTTTTGGCGTGTGAATCTTTCCTCTTCGATGGCAAATACTATTTCGCCATCTTTGAGCAAACAAACGCCACTGTTATGCCCCCTAGCGATACCTGCTATCCAAACAGGTTTTTTCTCTTTTTTGATTTCGATAGTTTTAACTGTCATCTCTTTTTCCTAGTACGTGTTCCACTACCAATGTGGTAATATCGTCATTCATCGTCATTATATTTTCATTTAGTCTATCCACACGTTCGTCTGGGAGAATGCGGATCGGACTGTACTCTCGACTCACCTCTCCCATATCTAGTATATCAAAATAATCGCAATCTGGATATGATACATTGATAGGATATGTCGATCCCGTGATAACTGTAGAAGGAGTTTCCATGATATAGGCTAGATGCTGTCCTAGGCTATCGCATCCAAGGAAATGCTGGGCATATTTGATGATCGCTGCCCAAATACGGAAATTGACATTTTCCGGCATGGCCACTTCATCTTTGAGTTTGGCGTCAGACAGATCTATCTTAAACTCGCTCATTAATATCACAGCAAAGTCTTTTTCTTGTAGTTTTTTTATGATCTGCTTGACATCTTTTAATTCGAAACTCCTTGCGGTTCTATCCACTAGAGTTTCGTCAATGTATTCGATACCTCGACCAAATGGCTGTAAAACTACTAACTTGTCTTTTTTGAGTTTCTGTTTAACCTGGCTCACTACCTGTCGACCATTCAATAGTTCATCTTTGCTGAGTCTGAACGTCGGTTTTGGTAATTCTCTGATGCCCTTGTCATTGATCTGTATATCAAAGGCCTGTGCGATAGAACACTGTTGATTATAATATTCCCAGATCCTGTAAGGTTCAGTGGTAACGATATCTCGATCGCGCAAATAATCTTTGAACAGTCCTTTATGCCAAACATCATAAGTTCTGCTGTCTAAGGTAGGATGCCCTTTGAAAACATCTGTACCGCCTTCGCAGACGATGATAAAATCTCTATCTCCCGATTCTTCTTCGTACTTTTCGAATGCTGGAACAGATGTGATCATGCGGCCAGCGCCACCGTTTACGAAGAATGCTTTTGATCTGGTCATTTAAACTCCAATAAAAAAGGCCTTGTACAGATTATATATCCTCAGGGATAAATGTACAAGACCTTTTCTGGTTTAAATTACAGTGGTGGTGTTGAGAGACAGTTTATCTTCCAATGATCCACATTGGCATATTTTGTGGGTACAGATTCACAAAATTCGTAGTGTGTTTTGAATTTTTCTAGATCTGCTGCTAGATAATTACCGCTGTTATAGGCATCTCTGTATGTTTTTGCCTGTTGAGCCATAGATGCCAAGAAATCCTGCCTAGTAATGGCATGCACACGATATCTTGGGCGTATCCAAGTATTTGTTGGACGGTCGTAGCGGATATCATCGACGTAGAATGGCTGTGTTAAAGCACCGTTGAAGTCATCGTAGTTGTATTCCCAGGTTTCGCCGGTAGGCAGAGTTTCTCGATAGTTTGGAACTTCACCATGCTCGTACTCGTTAGTGATGTGTGCTGCTTCCCAAGTATGGGTTTCGGCATCTAGCACGATCTGGAAAGTGTCACCATCGAGTGCCAGTTGTTCCTTAGTCATCTTAAAAGGCTCTAATTCTTCTGCGGTATCTGCTCGTCTTTCCAAGGCAAACATGGTTCCATCACCGTTCAAACGGATCAACAGGAATCGTCTACCGGTGTAGATACAATCTACTGTGATGTTTTTCTTGGTAGTGGTCTTGTATGGTTCGTCTGGAAGAACCGTTTTAAATGCTTTTCTCATTTATACCCTCTCGATAAAGTTTATTCTAATTAGTCCTAGGCCGCCTCGATACCCATTATCTCTGACATCGGGGCAGGGCTGCGCCGGTAAGCCACCCATGCCTGGAGGAATGAACGGCATACAACCAGTGACATCATAGCAACCGCAGGCTCTAGTATGTTGGCTGTAGCAGGCGGTCCATGGATTACCTCTAGCCGGGCTGCGGCTCATGGCGTTCAATGCGGAAATAAAATTGTGATAGCCCATGCCTGACCACTCTGAAAACCCGCTGTCTGAGTCTCGAGTGAACGTGACCACACCTCCATCGCAGGCAAACATGCCTGGAGGAATAGCCACGTGATTGTGTGTGGCACAGGGGCATGAACTGCCATTAGTACCAAAGAATGTGGCGCAACTGAATCCGCCGCGCTTGTTTATGTCTCCACCATATGCTTCTGCGCAGCAAGAACCAGTACCTGAACCAAAGTTACAGATCATGCCCTGTGATCCACCGAAGTTGGTGTTGCAGTAGTTACCTGCGGTAAAGCAGCAGTAACCGCCCGTGCCCGTAGAGCACCATGTTACTCCGCCCCGTCCTCCCTGTGTGCAGATGCAGCCGTTTATGGCTGCACCTGTGTTTGGATTGCGACCGAACCAACAGACGCAGGACGCTTCTGAACAACCACGGAAGCATAAAGCGTCAGCATTGTTGCACGATCTACCTACATATCCGCAGATAAAGTCTCCGGCGTTGACGCAGACGCATCTCCTGGCATAGGCGCCTGGATTTCCCGGTATGCCCATGCCGCAGCAGCACATACGAGCACCACTGCCCCCGGCCCCCCAGACATCTAAGATCACTTTTCCTTGACAGCAGGCGATCCAGCAGAAGCCATTGACAAAGTTAGCGTATTCCGTGCCTGGAGTGTAACTCCATATGCGGCCTTTTTCTAGATTGGTCTCGTCGAAATCGATCTGGTCTAGTTTTTGTTCTACCAATGTTCTTAAGTTAGCCATGTTATCTCGACCCGCCTCCTGTTGTTAAAAAATAGAATTTTGATTTGTCCATATCAGTAACTGCTGCCCCCAGCGATAGGTATGAATTTGATGCGCACAGCACCCATACCGCCACGACCTGCGTGATCTCTAACGTTCGGGCAAGGATGTGGAGCTGCTCCAGGAACACCCACGGGCATGAAACTCATGCAGCCCTGCATCTCATAGCAGCCGCAGGATCTCTGGTTGTTCCAGCAGGTATAGTGTTCGTTGTGGCTGGGTGATCGGCTCAAGGATTTCAGCGCATTGAAATGCACAGCCTGTGACGATCCCGACCAACCTCCCATGATGCTGTCGTCCGAGTATGAAGTATAGGTAAACGTGCCTCCATCTTCTGCGAACAGGCCTGCGGCCGTGGGCACGTGATATTGGTACATACATGGGCAGGTCTGTAAGCAGGCATGGAACGACACGCAGCTCCACAGACCGCAGCAGTTGATGTCGCCGCCAAAACCGCAGGCCACGTTGTAGCCGTTCTGGCACCAATTGCAGATTATACCGCAGGCTGAGTTACCTGTATCGCACATGTTGTGTCCGGGTCCTAGACCCGTACCACAGAAATAACCTGTTCTGAAACAAGAATAAGGTGATTTGGTATCCATACAGAACGATATGCCGCCTCGCCCTCCCTGTGCGCAGAGACAGCCGCGTGTGAAGTTGCCGCCTAATCTGCCCACGGTACAGCATCTACCCGTGCTGCAACAGAGTTCGCAGCCTTGGTTAGCACCTATCATGTTTGTACGATCGCCTCGTCCCTGGATGGGACCGTTGGCTGTGCTGATCATATCTGAACCCTGCGAGCCCCATCCCCAGGGATTGCTGGGGACCTTGTCATCATACTCATCGGCACGCTGTCCGCCTTCGTTGAGATTGTGATGCGAGCAACCAAACCAGCACACGCAGGTGGCCTCTGAACAGCCACGGAAACACAGCGCTGAAGAGTTATTGCAGGAGCGTCCAATGTAGCCACAGACGAAATTTCCCGATGCCACGCAGACGCATTTCCTTAGATACGCAGGGGCGTTACCTGGTGTACCTGCTCCGCAGCAGCACATCTGTGCTCCTGAACCAGCAGAACCCCATACATCGATCTGGATGAATCCGCAACCGGGCGCACGCCAGCAGAAACCATTACAGAATCCGGTGTACATAGTTCCTTCTTGATAGACCCAGATACGACCTTTTTCTAGATTATCCTCGAAAGCCAAATCTCTGCCACCTAGCAGTGTTGATAACTTTGCCATATCAGTACATACCTCCTAGTTTAGCACAGTTTTGGCCGTACATGTTAGTTCCTCTATAGGTCAATCTAATAGCGCCCATGCCACCTCGCTTGCCGTGGTCTCTGACATCTGGGCAGGGATAGGATCCAATGCCGCCCACGCCATAGGAATTGAACGGTATGCAGCCATACATTTCATAACAACCGCAGCTCTGTGTTGAAGAATAACAGGTGATCCATGATATACCCGAAACCGGAGAACGGCTCAGGGCGTTCTGAGAATATTGATGCTGTAGCAGACCCGTGCCGCTCCATTGAGTGAATTCTGGATCTTCTTCTGGCAGAGACGATATCACGCCACCTTGATCGCTGAATATTCCTGGTGCGTAGGCCACGAACTGGTGTATGTAGCAGGGCCGAGGATTGCCCGTGTTACAGAAGAAATGCATGTAACTGATGCAGCCGCAGCAGTTGGTGTCACCGCCATAGCCACAGCCGATATGGCCACCGGAACATTGATTGCAGATGATACCACAACTGCTGCCAAACAGAGTGTGACAGAATCCTGCTGCTACGAAACAGCAGTACATGGCCGTGCTGGTCGAACAGATCGATGTGCCGCCTCGGCCTCCTTGTGCGCACATGCAGCCGTTTGAGTAGCCGCAGAGGTCTCGAGCGTTGCACCAGGCTAGATAACTAGCTAATCCGCAACCGCTGAAGCAGAGATCGTGTGCGTTACAGGCCATACCTGGACAGGCACAGATCGCTGAGTTACAGAACACAGCCAAACATTTTCTCGTGTATCCGGGAGCATTTCCTGGTAGACCGCTACCGCAGCAGCACATGCGAGATCCACTACCTGCTGCTCCCCACATTTCTATTTCTAAGACACCACAGCCCGGAGATGCCCAGCACCAGTTCATATCTGATCGAATACAGGCGAACATACCACCGTTGGTCACGGTGTACACTCGGCCCTTCTCCAGATTTGTCTGGTTGGCCGCGATCTCTCTGGTGGATAGTAGATCAGTAAGTCTTGCCATTTTATTTTCCTATTAGGGTCCGATAAAGACCCAACCAAATGTTACGCCCGAATAAATCATCGTTACAGCAGCGTTGTTCATGTCTAAAACTAAATTTTCTGTCAAGTTCTGGATCTTTTCTCCATTTCTCGCTATGGTTACATTGTTCGTAGCGAAAATCCCCGCGACATCGATGATTTGGATGGTATCCCCCACTACTGGTGTAGCGGGCAGGGTGAGTGTAAATGCCCCCGAAGTGGCATTAGCGAATATTCTTTCACCTGCAGTAAGAGTGGCCGTGGCAGTCACGGTTCTGTTGGATACTGCATCGGTTCCGAAAGATGATACTTGTCGTCCCATTTTATTCTCCTAAATTATACTGTTGAAGTCTCTATACCATACGCATTCACTGATACGTTGGCATTGCTGGCGTATACTACGAGACGTTTGCCAGCGTCCATCATGATACCTGTTCGTTCTAACACCCCGTTAGATCCTATCTGAACATCATATTCGATGTATTCTGCGTTTGTCGGACTCGCGCCTGCGGCTAAAGCGACTCTGACCGAAACTGCTGTGCTTCCTCGGTTCAGCACATTTATGCTCAGAACCGTAAAAGTAGTGGCAGGCACGGTATACACTGTTGTATTTGTTGTCGCTGCCAGTGTTGATTGACCTAATAATCCTGTTGCCATTTAAAATTCTCCATTAATTTGCTTGTAAAAAGTAATTTAACACAAGGGCATCGCCTGCAATACCACCTTTGAAGTTTACCTTACTATTTATGTTAATTTGAACATTTGTCGTAGTGCTAATGGACTGTCCCGCCACATAAATCACACCCGCAGTCAAAGTATTCACGTTCAAACTAGATCCGCCTCCACCGATCTGGCTAGTAATATACGCCTTAATAGCCCGCTGTGTAGGAACCACAGAATCCGAATCTTGTGTAAAGAATGGATCTGTTGAAAATTCTGAGATCGTTGCACCTGACCCACCTAGCGCCACTGAGCCCAGCGAAAGTTCATTCAAACCTGCGATGTTGAAGGCATCTGCGTTCAAGGTCGCTACACCAGTGCTCTGTTCAACGTTAAACAGTCCACCTACACGGAAGTTACCATCTTGGTCAGTTGAAGTATAGAACACTCGTCCGCCACCGCCAACTCTGGTCTCATTAGCAGGTATAGGATCGTTTAAAGGTAGTCCGGGATAATTAGATTCTGTGAAATTACCGGTACCAATATC